ATTGATATGTAATCAGTTTGTGAGCTTACAAATAAATTGCTGTAGTAAACGGCTGACCCGAGCCCCTCAAATCCTCTTTTAGAGGCAGACGCTAGCGAAGCAATGATGGGCATTACGCGAACCTTGATAGGCTAGCAAGCGCAGTAAAAGTAGCGCTACCGGTTTTAATGATCGTGTAAGTATAAACATCAATCCCGTTCGCATTGCCAGCAGATGGAGCTGATCCGCCAAACCATTTCGGCGTAACAGAAGATCCGTCAATAGTTACTGCTGAGTTGTAGTAAGCGGTACTGCCCTGGGTAGCCAAGAATGCTAACGTCATGCTCTGGCCTGTTGCCATCATTGAGTTCAGCGTAGTACTTGAATTGCCTCTGATATTTAGCGTCCAGTTTCCTGTTGCATTACTGGTGTAATACAAAATTGATTGTGTTGATAGATCGTAATTGATCGTTCCTGTTGCTGCCGTTGCGCTGATTGTCACCTTTTCAAGCGCAGCCGCCAAGGTTGTTTGTACGACACCGCTAACAACGCCAAGCGATAGCGTGTTGACGTTTGCGCCCGTGATTTTCGTAGTCATAACGAATCGGCTCCAATCGAATCAGTAGGAACTATCCACTGGCATGTCGCTTCATCAAGCGTTGCATCTGCGCTTGGCTTGGGCGGGATGAAAGCATCACGCGCTGCGTCGTAGGTATAACCTAGCCCAGCGTAATTCTTGCGGAAGTTGCCGTTATACGAAGTCTGCTTCCAAGTACCGCCAAGCAGTCGTTCGCAGAAGGCTGCGCCGATGTATTCCTTCTCAACACCGCTTGCGTCTGCTGTGTCTTTGTTATCAACAACGATAACTTGCACAACAACGTCGTTTTCAATCTTTGCGAAATGGGCCATCTATGCCTCCAGCTTAAGACCAGTTAAATCCATTTCCTCGCCAACTGTGCCAACGGGAAACGTGTTAAACGATAGCGATATGCGTGTCTGCTCACCCTGAATGGTCGGAACCATGTGCGTCAAGGATGAGGGGAAAAGAATCAATCGGCCAGTGAATACTTCAAACCACCAGGACTCTGAGTTATACGCATTCCAGTTATCGGTGGGAAACTTGATCTGCTGCCAGCCATCACGGTAGAAGTAAATCCTGTCATCAGCGTTAGTCTGCACATAAAACACGCCTGAGATGTAGCTGTTTGGATGTGCGTGTTTGTGATGGTATTGCCCAGGTTCCGAGTAGTTACACCAACTTTGCGTGACTCGTAGGCTTACGTTGTGCTTGGGATTGACTGTGCTTTTGAAGTAATCCGACACTGCATCTTCTACAAACGAACGCAGTGAGGTCAGCGCAGGATCACGCAGCACAAAGTTGTTCGTGCTTGTAGTGTTACCCATGTTGGGTCTTGTTGGCAACTCACGGATGAAGAACAACTCCTCATCGCTCAAGGGTCTGCCAAGCTCTGCAAAGCCTACAGGTATGGGGAATAGGTTATGCAACTGCACGTTCAAATTCCTCTTTGGCTATGCCCATCTCTTTTAACTGCTCGTCGGTATAGATCGTTGGGATGCTGTCCTCAAACTCTCTGATCTTGTCAATGACCCAATACACTTCTTCTATGGAAGGGCATGGCCGTGGATCATCCCACCGAGTAAAGACGTTGTTTGATATTTCCCACTTCGCACCTGGACGAAGTAAGTGCATGGCTGTATCAATGCCTAGAAAGCGATATGTCTTTGTAGTCATGTTATTGATTGATTTTGATAATTACGATACCGGAGCCGCCAGATCCGCCATTACTTCCGGATTGCCCATTACTGGCTTGTGAACACCCACCTCCACCGCCACCTCCGGTGTTGACTGTTCCACTTGATCCGCTTGTTCCAGTCGAATTACTTCCAGCTCCGCCACCACCTGTTCCGCCTGTACCGCCTGTTCCGTTATTGTTATAAGTTCCGCCACCACCTCCGCCTGAGTATGTAACTGAAGATCCGCTTATTGAACTTACTGTTCCGTTTCCTCCGTTACCTCCTACAGAACCAGTACCAGTTGCACCAGTAGCTGACGCACCGCCTCCACCACCCCCGCCATAAGACGGGCCTAAACTGTTTGCTGATGCTCCACCATTACTACCTTGTGCAGGTGAAGTACTTGGTGTATTACCTGTTCCGCCAGCGAATCCATTAGGAGTTGTTGTATTACCCCACTGCCCTCCACCACCGCTTCCACCATTTGAACCTGACATAGATACACCAGATGATGACGAGCTTCCACCTTTCCCACCACCTGTAGAAGTAATTGAACTAAAAGTAGAATCTGAGCCATTGCTCCCAGAAGCACCAGATGCGGGGCCAGATCCACCAGCACCGACAGTTATTGTGTACTCAGTTCCAGCGGTTACAGAAAAACCTGACGCCTGTCTAAATCCACCTGCACCGCCACCACCCCCGCCGCCCGTACCACCAATTCCCGCGCCGCCAGAACCCCCGCCAGCAACCACAAGATAGTCAACGCTGGTCACACCTGTCGGGCATTTCCACTGACCAGAACCTTTGAAGGTGAATACGGTTTGTGTTGGTGCTTGGTATTTCAGGATGACAATGCCGGAGCCGCCTGCACCGCCTGTTGCAGTACCGGCAGCGCCACCACCGCCACCTCCCGTGTTAGGTGCACCAGCAGTTCCGGCCCCTGAATTAGACGCATCACCGCCACCTCCTTTATCTGCTGTAGTTGACGTCCCGCCACCCAATCCAGCAGTGCCACCAAATACAGCAGACCCGCCACCACCGCCAGCGTAACTTACAGATGTCCCTGTAATGGATGAAAAAGAAGCCGTACCTCCTGCGCCGCCTGTGGTTGTTGTTCCATTACCACCAGCACCACCGCCGCCACCGCCACCGCCAGCACCATAATTAGGAGGTCCAGCTCCAACGCCACTACCTCCGTTATTTCCTTGAGAAGGACTTGTTGATGGTGTATTGCCAGTTCCTCCAGAAAAAATAGTAACTCCGTTTACACCAGCCCCTCCTCCCGAACCACCGTTTTTTCCGGCTAATCCACTTGGGGTGTCGCCACCTGCGCCGCCGCCGTTAGAGGTAACTGTACTAAAAACACTATTTTGACCATTTGTAGCAGCCGCCCCTCCTGCGCCTATGGTTATGGTGTAATCCGTGCCTGCTGTAACCGAAAACCCTGAAGCAACCCTAAACCCTCCGGCTCCTCCACCACCGCCGTTATAAGAACTTCCAACCGCGCTTCCACCTCCACCACCACCAGCGACAACCAAATACTCAACCTCTGTAACACCAGTAGGGCAAGTCCAAGTTGATGTCGCTGTGAAGGTTTGGACTACGGTGTATCTAGAACCCAGCGATCCAATAATCAAATTAAGAATGCCAGTCATGGCTCTTCCTTTAGGTCAAACCGTTGCCGGAAATCAGCCAAGTCGTGGAAGTCATCTTGACCGCCGTGGCAATACCATACTGAGCAAGACTCCGTGATCCCGTAGATCCCGTACCTGCTTGGTAAAGCGTATCGCTCGTAATGGAAATCGTGACAACCTGCGAAGTCATGTTAATAAAGGTCAACACCGTTCCCGTCGCATAAGCCACCGAAGCATTAGCAGGGATCGTGAACGTTCTTGCGTTAGCGTCTGTCGAGGGATGGAAGATAACCTTCCCGGCATCAGCAGCAACCGCCGTATAAGCGGCAGACTGCTCATTGATTGGCGCGTTTAAGTAGCCAAGCGTGTCTGCTGACGTTGAATCAGGTAGCGTAAGGGTCGCTGATACCGACGTGTTGGCGCTTTGTAGCGTGGTTGTACCAGCTCCAGAAGCATTACCCTGAACTTTAAGATTGCTCATGTCAAATCCTTAACCAAAAATTAACCAACGCTGGTCTGTGCCAACAGTCACCGCAACACCTGTATTGATCGTGACAGGGCCAACACTTGAGCCGTTATACCCAGCTGAAAGACTGTAGTTGCTTGAAATTGTGATCGCGCTTTCAAGTATAGTTGCTGCACCACCACCGCCGCCAGAAACATTCACGGTTACCGCTGATCCGACAGCCGTGGCTGTTACGCCGGCACCAGTAAAGTTGAATGATGATACGGCAGCCGTAATTTGCGTACCTTCATCACTAACAGGGATAGTAGCCGCTGCGGTTGGCGTTGCCCAAGTCCCATCACCCCGCCAAAATGTCGTCGATGAGGCCGATGTTCCTGAGTTAAGGTTAGTAACTGGTAAGTTGCCAGTGACGCCAGTAGATAGTGGAAGCCCCGTGGCGTTTGTTAATGTGCCTGAACTTGGCGTGCCTAAAGCGCCACCATTAACAACAAAAGCACCCGCGGATCCAGTGTTTACACCTAACGCTGTGACAACGCCCGTTCCTGTTGTTACAGTGCTTGGCGCAGCTCCCGCTCCGCCACCCACCATCAGCGCATTTGCTGTTAACGCACTAGAGCTTGCCCAAGTTGTTCCGCTTGAGAAGTAAGGAATACCGCCTGACGTACCGGCAACTGTGAGGGCTAAGGTTCCCGATGTTGTAATCGGGGAGCCTGCTACGCTAACAATACCACCGGTAAATGTCTGTGCTACTGAAGTAACTGTACCCGATCCGCCGCCACCTGAGTATTGGGGGATATTTAAGGTGTTACCAACGAAAGTTGCTGCGCCCGATGTTCCTGTGGTGGTAAGCGTAATAGGCGCCTGATAGTCTGTCCCTGCCGTCGCAGCCGAAAGTACTCCAGTGGTTGCTTTCAATAAACCGGTCGTTGTAGCCGCCTTAACTAGCTCACCTGATGCGCCATCAAAAAGAGTAATCTGGCCGTCCGTCGCAGATACAGGGCCAACAACATCACCACTACCACCGCCAGCAAGCGCACGAATCTGGATATTCACACCGCTCGCAGGCGCTGTGTTGAAGACAACATTGGTTGTTGAAACGGTGTAATCAGTCGTTGGCGTTTGAGCCACACCATTCTCAAGCACCAAGACATTGTTTACGTTTATCCAAGAAAGGCTTGTGTTAAACGTCGTCGTCGTTCCATCGCCCGTAAACGTAAATGTTGCATACGGCGTGCTTGCGCTACCGCCGCCACCAGTTGTCCAAGTTAAATTACCAGTGCCGTCCGTTGATAAGAACTGCCCCGATGTACCGTAATTACCAGGGAATGTATACGTTTGTGTTGATGTTGATGCCGTATTGCTTGGCTGAAAACGCAGCGTTTTGCTTCCAGATCCGGCATCGTTTGACTGTAACTCTAAGTATCCGCTAGTACCAGAACCTGTGTTTGGCGCTACCTGTACGTAGCCTACAAAAGCAGCCTGCCCCGTATCCGTAATAGTCGCGGATGAGTTCTGTATAACCTTTCCAGTTGTGCTATCAAACCTGGCAATAGCATTGTCTGTTGAACTTGCCGGCCCGGTAACGTCACCGCCAGCCGCAAGTGTTGCGTACTCTAATCCCGTGGCAGAACTATTGACACGTATATATTGATTTGCCGTTCCAAGTGCCGTTAAGCCCGTACCACCGTTGCTATAACTGAGCGTGCCCGTAACCCCTGTTGATAGCGGCAGACCCGTACCATTTGCTAGCCCTATCGACGAAGGTGTTCCTGCGTTACCGTTATAGGTGACAACACTACCGGTCAATCCTGTCGTAATGCCTAACGCTGTTGCGACGCCAGAACCTAACCCTGATACACCTGTGCTTATTGGAAGGCCCGTTGCATTAGTCAGCGTTGCACTCGAAGGCGTGCCTAGTGCGCCGTTATACGTTACTACTGCACCAGCCGTTCCAATCGTTTGCCCAAGGGCGCTAGCAACGCCTGTTCCAAGACCTGAAAGATTGCTTGCAACATAGCCCGTTGTGTTTACAAGATTCCCTGAGCTTGGTGTACCTAAAGCTCCACCAGGGGCAACATAATCTGATCCAGCCGTGGCAGCACTTACCACACCAGAGGTGCCCTTAAGCAAGCCAGTCAGTACAGATGTCGCTATGACCTTGCCGGTTGTATTGCTAAACACAGTCAACTGCCCGGCGGTTGCCGATGCAGGACCGGTTACATCACCGGTTCCCGTGGCAGTTCCATACTCTAAGGCGGTTCCGCCAGCATTGACCTTAAGAACCTGGCCCGCTGTACCGACCGCCGTAAGCCCTGTTCCGCCAGAACTAATAGGCAGCGCCGACCCCGACAACGATAGCGATAACGTCCCAGCCCCTGTAACCGGAGACCCAGATACGGTTAAAAATGCGGGTGCAGCAAGAGATACCGATGTTACGGTCCCTGAGCCAGCAACAGTACCCCACTTAACGCCATAAGGTTGCGTTGAATCTGCAATTAATACTTGGGTATCGACGCCCACAGGGAGGCGAACATTGTCCGTCCCTGTGTATACGATAAGGTCACCCTTGTTAGTCGATGGCGCAAGCGCATCAAAAGCCGATGTCTTGTCGCTCTGGCCCGTTCCGCCAGAAGTTATTGATAGCGTACCGCCAAGCGTGATCGTTCCTGATCCCGTAATTGGGCCGCCTGTAGCCGTAAGCCCTGTGGCACCGCCAGACACATCTACTGAAGTAACCGTGCCAGAACCTACCGACGCATACTCCAAGCCTGTTGCGCCCGTATTTACACGTAGCACCTGACCGGCCGATCCAATAGAACCTAACCCTGTCCCGCCGTTTGCCGTAGGAAGCGTTCCGGTTACCCCTGTTGTAAGTGGCAGCCCTGTTGCATTCGTAAGAACAGCAGTAGAAGGAGTGCCTAAGTTAGGAGTTACCAGTGTCGGGCTTGTTGCAAAAACAAGCGACCCCGTGCCGGTGTCATCAGATATAACGCCACGCAACTGATCTGATGTTGTCGATGCAAAGACAGATAAATTGTCTTGCCTGTAAGCAACCGTACCACCAGCGCCAAACGCAGCCGTTGATCCATCTGTACCACTAAACGTTAGCGTATTGCTTGCTGTTAGGGTTTTACCATCTGCAATCGTAAGTGTAGAACCGGTGGCGGGTGGCGTTACCGTTACTTTGTTGTACTTACCGGCTGTGATATCACCGGTCGTATCATCGATGGTCGCGGCCGAGTTCTGTATTAATTTACCGCTTGTGCCATCAAATCTTGCAATTGCGTTATCGGTTGCAGATGCAGGGCCGTTCATCCCAGCAAAAGCGTAATCCGATCCATTCCAGTAAACAACAGAAGCGGCACCAGCCGCAATCGTAACGCCCGTCGTTGCCGAGGCTTTGATAACAACACTTCCATTTGAAGCATTGTTAACTAAATATATTTTGCTAGTACCAGGGCCGATAACACTTCTTGTTGTGCCAGGCGTTCCCGTGACATTCAATATGGCATATCGTGATTGATTGCTGGCCGAACCATCGCCATTTGTAAGCGTGATGTTTCCTGATGTGACATCAAGGGTTACTGAACCAGCAATAGCTAAATCAACAGGAGACGTAAGAGCGTCATTGATTGTGGTACCCCACGTACCATCTTCCGTCCCGTTTACGGGCTGGGCTAGCTTAAGTAGGGTTGTGTAATTAACGGTCATGTCGTTACCACCTGCGTCCAAGTTGTCGTAACACCGGGTGTGATACCGCCCCAGCTAGCTACCTGCGTCGTGGTAATTTGCGTCCACATATCAAGCAATCCTTAAAACCGCATTGGTTGCATCTGCCGCTGGAAATGTAATTACCAGATTTTGCCCAGACTTCGTAATGTTGACACCGAAGTTTAATACGGCAACCGATCGATTTCCATTGGTCGAGTTATATATCAGAGCACCATTTGTCGTCAAAGTCACGTTGGTGAATGTGGCGGTATCAAACGTCCAGTAAGCAGTAGTTCCTTGAAAGGTTGGCGTGATGTTTGTGAGTGCAATCCCGCCGGCCGAGTAATTGGTTCCACTGGATTCACCCGCTGCTGTGTAAGCAGTCGTCGAGGCACCAAGATCGGCGTTGGCTGTGTAGAGGGCCATCTTAAAGACATCGCCAGTACTCGCAGTGAAGTTATGCAAGCCCTGAGCCAGCTCTACTTTGAAGCTTGTTGTCAGGGTTTGAATGATTGCCATTACACCACCTTATCCCGAACCTGCCCAGAGCGGTATGCATCCTGGCGATCAAGGCCGTCACCAAGACGCTTAGCAAGAGCAAGTGCTTCTTTGTATCTGCCAGTGATGTTTTGAATCATATCTGGCTCACCCTTGAGGAAAGTGTAAGCCTCTACCAGGCAGCCATACAAAAGCACTGAATCAAAGTTATCACTAAGCCACGTCGTATTGGCATCTGTATCTGTTGCCGCAATCGATGTTGGATAGTAGAAGTAATGCAGCTCTACACTGTATGCAGCATCAGGCGTAGGGCCAAGTAAAAACACCCACTCTTTCTCGTCGGTCGAATCAGGTCCAAAGATTGCATAGCAATATGGCTCACCCGTATTGCCAGAACCCGTGGGCGCTGGAAATGCCTCACGTATAAAGTTCACATCTTTGTTAAGCAGGTATTTGTAAGCGCCGCCTGCATCAATAACCGCTAGTGAATAGGGTGCAAGAAAATCCGTGGGCGCCTGAAGATACCGATTATTAATCGTGCAGGTTCCGACTACGTTTTTGCGTAGCGACGGAAACTGAATGGAATTAAAGATTCGTTGCTCTGCCTGCTTGGCAAACGTCTGAAGCGTTCCCGTCTCAAACGTCGTTTCGCAATAATCTTGTATCGCAGTCTTAAGCTGGCCCCAGTTCATGTTGGCTCCTTAAGCCATTGGACCCCGGCACATTGTACCTTTGGTCGCAGCCCCGGCACCACGCATCTTAATGCCAGAAGTCTTCACTTGGCTATTGGGGTTCATGGCTACACCATGGGTCGGTTTCCAATCCTTCACCATGTTATAGGGCATCTCCTTACCAGGGTTTGGTGATGCAACAACTTTTGCGCCCGCCATGGTATGCGGTTCAGCGTATACCGATGCAGGACCGACTTCTTTGCCGCCCTGCTTCATTGAATACTTGGCCATAACTTACCCCTGGTTACGTGCGCGTGCAAGATTGCGTCCCATCTTCTTCATCATTTCTGATGTAGGGCCGCCCTTACGCATCTTAGTCAATGGCTTGCCAGGGTGCATTGCTTTTTCATGCTTATGCACAGCAGCAGCGGCTGTCTTTTTGTCTTGCTTGATATCATCTTTCATCACTTGCTCCTAGGAGGCTGATACACTGTTTAACAGGGCCTGCCCCACCAAGTGATTGGGGGTCATGCCATAATCAAAAGATCTTGCGCCACCAACTGGATTGAAGCCCCATTCTATAACCCGGCTTCCTTCAAGCGGAACACCCGTATATAAAGGGTCTGTCCCTATCGTATAGTTGGTCTGCATCCCGTTATAGCCTGACTGGTAATACGAGTTGGAATCGGGACGTGGATTCCTAACGGCCTGCGGATCCGAAACGGGAAACATACCAAGTTGCAATTGCGGCTGATCAGGTTCCCAGCATGTAGAGCATACCAGTATATTGACATTTTTTGTCTTAATTGTCAGCGGCTTCAATTGCTTGAGCTTATAGCGGAACCCGCAGCGGTCGCACTGCGCTATAGCCCACTTGCCTGATGCAAACTGATTAGGCATTTAGAAGTTCACGCCTAAGAATGACTGCCTTGGTACAAACCTGATCGGCGCTTTCTCACGATCTTCGCCCGCCGCCAAGTCCCATGACTCATCATACTGAGCCTTAAGCATGGCCATCCTCTCCAATCCGCCTTCAACTTTCATGGACAGCTTGTATGCAAGCCCTGATATAAGCGCCTCTTGGAATCGATAGGGAATGTCCTCCACGTTCACACCATTCCCTGCGTCCTGCATCCTACGCATCCGCCAGTAAACCAGTGTGTAATAAGGCGTAGAGATAGAACCCTGATCCGGCGCCGGCCATACCGTGACGTTAGGAAACTTGGTATTGCTTACCGTTGCGCCTGAAGAATGAGCCGCAGCCGTTGTGTTGTTCTGCCCGCGGACAACATTGTCTAACGTTGCATAAGCTGAAGTGCCCGTTGCCACATTCTCGGCTTGGGTTGAAGTACCGTAGTAATAAACCGTCTCCGATCCAATGTTTGCATATCCTGCATATGGTATCCCTGCGAGGCTAGACATCGGTATTGTCGTAGCAAAGGATGTGATATTAGCGGCCAACGTGCCTGTGAAAACATAGGTCTGTCCACCCTGTCGGTCTATGTAAATTTGAATAGGCCGGCCCGTGGCTAGCTTATTTGGTATGGTGGAGTATGTGCTAACCGAGATCCGGCTGATATTAATATCCGTCTGGTTCTGGCCCTCTCCTGTGCGGATGATGGTTTCCACCAGGTCAACCGTATTAATCGGCAAAGGGTAAGTAATTTGATTGGCATAGAGCTGTATTGCACCCTGCTCCATGGTCCATAAATTTACCCCGCGGTTAGACCATTCCGTGAGTAGAAGATTAAGCGACCGACGGGCGGTCCTCAGATCGTAGCCCGAACGTAATTCACGGCCACACCTTTCGTATGCCTCTTCGACAAGCTCATTTAAGTTAGGGTCGAACGATGTCGTGCCGGATGTGTAGGCCATCACTTGCTCCTTGCAGCACGCATATTATCCACCAAATTTGGGTAAGGTCTACCAGCAGCTTTAGCCATAGCCTTTGCCTTGGCTTTTTTTGCGGCATCCATGGGCTTTGATTTACCAAGCTTTTTTGGTCTTGGTTTATCCCATACCTCTCCACCTTTTGCGTATTGAGTAAAGTCCGTGTCATCCCTTCGGGGCTTGACCTTGGCCTTCGGCATTTTGCTGGGATTGATTATTCCCATCCCCCGACTGCTTCGCATTTGCGGCTCCTAATAGTGCGGCTAACCCAAAGTTGCCAGTATCTTGCAAAGGACGCAAGTAGCTGGGCGCCTTGAATAAATCAAATGGCCCAAACTCTGGTGCTGGCACGTTGGGCTGTGCGTAATCAACGTAAGTTTTCTGCTGCCCCGTGGCGGCTGGAATACCAAATATTGGGAAAGGTAAACCACCAGGCTTTGCTGTAGTCGTCGGTGGCTTTGATGTTGTTGTTGCTGATGTAACCGGCGCCGTTGTGACTGGCAATGTGGTCACTGGCGCGGTTGTTGTTTGCTCTGGAATGCTAATCGTTGGCGTCGTTACAGGGGGTATCGTTCCTGAAGTCGGAGGAGGCGTAACCGGCGGAATGGTAATCGTCGTTACTTGCTCCGTGGTTACAGGCTCCGTAGTCGTTACCGGAGGGATGGTAATCGTTGTCGTTACAGGCGGCAACGATGTGGTCGTGATAACCATCGTTAGCGATGGCGTTTGTGTAAATGTCTCCGTTACAGAAATACTTGGAGTAATGGTTGCTGAAGCTGTAATTGTTGGCGCTAATGTTGGTAACTGAGTGATCGTTGCGGTGATGCTTGGCGTCAGTGTCTCAGTAAGGCTTTGTGTGACTACCTCAGTAATTGATTCAGTGACCGATTGCGTAACCGTCTGAGTGATTGATTCAGTGACTGATGGGGCTACCGTTGCCGTTGGCGCAATGGTTTCCGTAACCGAAACCGTCTGTGTAATTGAAGGGGTAATAGAAACAGTCTGTGTTTGAGACAGGCTTTGGCTTAGCGATTGGCTTTGTGACAGGCTCAATGACAAGCTATTTGCCGTGCTAAGAGATTGACTAAGCGATGTCTGCCTTGAAACTTCTTGGCTTAAATATGTTGATATTGAAACGCTTTCTGACAAAGACACCGAGTTGCTGATTGACTGCTGGGTCGATGTGCTAATTGAAATTGACTGTGACTTGCTAGCCTCTAACGATACTGACTGACTTAATGAATTAGAAATTGATATACCAACCGCCCTATCTCTCTCAATTTGTTCGCTAACACTTAATGACTGTGACTGGAGAGCTGATAGTGATAATGACTGGCTAATGCTTTGAGCGACTGACTCGCTTAAAGAAAGCGATTGACTTACGCTTTGAGATAGAGCTTTTGACACAGACTGTGAAGCAGATAATGACTGTGACTGACTGACAGAAGCAGAAGCACTCAAGCTATTAGAGATAGATAGTTGCGTTGCTTTTGAAATTGACTCGGAAAGAGATAGCGACGTTGAAGCGGATTGGCTTGTACTAATAGAAGCAGAAACCAACCTCGATACCGATTGAGAGACTGATTGGGACGCGCTTAGCGATGCGGATATTGATAGGCCACGAACAATATCTTCGCTCATTTTTTGACTGAGGCTAAGGCTTTGGGATACCGATGTGCTTAGCGCAGCAGATGTTGACTGGCTGAGTGAAAGCGATGTGCTGACTGACTTAGATACAGACTCTGAAACGGACGCAGAAACCGATACCGCCTGCGATTGAGAGAGGCTTTGCGACAAGGCAATGCTTTGCGATGTGCTCTGTGATATGGATACCTGTTTGCTTACTTCCTGCGACAAGCTAATACTCTGCGATGTTGAAGCAGAAAGCGATGCCGATGTAGACGCGCTAACAGATGCGGAAATGCTCGTTGCCTTAGATACAGACTCGCTTTGAGAAATAGAGGCGCTCAGGCTTTGCGAAATGGAAGTTGCTTTGGATATTGATTGTGAGGTGCTTATTGACGCTGATGTGCTTTCAGATATTGACACTGCTTTGCTTATTGACTCAGAAACGCTTACAGCTTTTGATATTGATTCCGATAAGGACGCAGATATTGATAAGCCTTTCAGCCTGTCTTTCTCCATCTGCTCACTAACGCTTGCAGACAAAGAAACAGCTTCTGATATCGATACCGCTTTGCTAATTGAAGTCGATACGCTTTGAGACGTAGACGTAGATGCGCTTACCGATTGAGATAGGCTCGTGGATGTCGATAGCGACGCAGAAGTGGACACTGACGTCGATACGCTCTTGCTCAATGATATGGATTTTTCAAGCTCAACCGTTGATACCGACTGCGAAAGAGAGATGCTTTTTGATTGAGATTCGGATACCGATACCGAGGTTGATGCAGATAACGACTGAGACTGAGAGTAAGAGACAGATAGGCTCTGACTCTTTGATATAGATGTACTTACCGCGGCCTCTGATACAGACTGGCTAAGACTGATGCTTGTTGACTTAGATACGCTAGCAGCAATTACGTCCGCAATCTTTGTGGTGACCTCAACCGTGGGCGTTGCAGTCGGCTTTACCGTGGAAACACCTAGCTTAACCTGGTCGCCAACCTGCATAAGGTAGTTGTTAGGCGCCACACGGAGCATGGTGTACATCTGGCCATCGGTGCCAGTCACTACTGCATTGTCACCAATAATGGACGTAACAGTCCCCGCAACATTTGATCTTGGTGTGATCGTGTCCAGTACGTTTAGCTGGCGGTCAGAAGCAAGACCCATGCTATCCATAAAAGTCTTGAAGTCTGCGTAAGTTGTCTTTCCTTGGTCTAGTAATGACTTTGCGTTGGCTGCGATCTGAGCGTCCGTCTGTGATGTAAACGCTCTTTGGTCGTCAAGCAACTTACCCTGTGGCGTATTGTTTAATTCAGTAATTACGCTATCTAGGGTTACGCCGTTTGCCAATCGCTTGACGTTGAAATCAAGCTCTTCAAATGTCGGTGCTCTATTGAGTTCGTTTAGGTAGGCGTTATTTACCTGTTGCTGTAGGTTTGCAAACTTTTCATTGACGTTGTCTGGTACGTAAACAACATCGTTTTGCAATGCGTTTACATTGACTTGCTCACCAACCTTTAGCCCAAGATCATCCGGTAGATCTACTCTAATAACAGAACCGTTTCCAAGTTCAACAAGACCTTGGGATCCGTCTGGCGATATGACTTTTATGGAGCCGCTATTGTCTGGTGTCATATTGCCACGCAGGCCGACAGCCAATCCTGTGTTCGCTCCAGCAGCAACAAACGTTTGTTGCATTGTATCGAGAGCGCCTTTCAAAAAATCCATGCCCGTCATGTTTTGGGCTAGACCTATTTCAGGTGATTTGTCTACAGCAGCTTGCAATGAATAGGACAACAATTCACCAATTTGCTCTTTGGTTCCGTATTTGGCCATCTGAGTAACTAATGAATCGCCAATAACTTTGCCAAGCTGGTCTGTTGGTGTATTTCGCCATAATGGCTTGAGCATCCCAACTAGCTGATCCGCACCAATCCGCTCACCAATACCCTCAGCAACCGCCATGAGCGTTGCACGCTTCCCTGCATCTTCTATGCTTAGGCCGGCTAGGCGCCCTTGTATGTACTCATTGCCATAGGTCGTGGCCATGGCGCCGGCAATTAGACCTGGAGCCAATCCTGTTACCAGCCAAGGAATGGCGCTTACTGCATTTGATAGCCCGCCGATTAGGTTTTTATGGGCATCTGTACTCGCATTAGCAATAGCAATTGCATCATCACCCGCTGTTTTAATCCCGGCCGCTAGTTTGCGAAAATCGTTAGCGAATGAATCTAATCCCAAGGCTTCTGCTATATGCAGGTTAATGCCCAAAGCACCGTTAAGAGAATTAGCTACTGCACTTCCTGTTACTGCATACGCCGTTGAAAGAACATTAGCTAGCGTATCGCCAGCAGGCGTCCCGCGGAACTGATTAATAAATTGTTGGGTTGCAAATGGAAACGTAGAGTCTTTGGCTTCTGATAGGTTGATACGGTTGTATAGATTGCCAGCCTGGATGTCTTCCAATGCAAGACCCATGGCTGTACTTGGCTGGACGCCTTTGGTGAGGTAGTAATGAGAAGCTTTGTTCTCTACCCTTGTATCTGCACCTAGCAAGAAATCAGCTATGGCTTTCTGCCCGTTATTGAGAGCCGCCTGCCTTTGCTGATCTATGGATTTGTACTGAGAATCTATGTCCTTCAGTATCTTCATATCCGTTGTTGCCGCCTGCGCCGAGGCAATCTTTGCCCGATCCTCTGGGCTCATGGCGCTATACGCTCTCAACAGATTGTCAAAGTAACTCTTTTGAACCGTAGCAAAATTGTTTTTGATAAGGCCTGTCTGACCACCAAGGCCAAGGTTTGCACCCTGCGTTGCCAGCTCTTGTGGCACCGTCGCTTCGCCTGCTTTGATCGTAGGCGCAGTTTTTTGAATGACCTGCTGGGCATCAATGAAGTTCTTTAGTCCCTGTGGGTTAAGACCATAAAAGTCATTGGTGATGTCTTTGCCCGATGCGTCCCTTGCGCTGGCTACATACAACCCGCCATCTTCAGTATTGGTTTTGAATACAACTTGGCGCCCGTTACCAATGTTGAACCACTGGTTAAGGTTGGCCACAGCAGCATTCGTTAACTCAGATGATGTAAGGTTGCCGCCCTCTCGTATTGCACGAAGCGTCAGTAGTGTGTTGTCTGCCTTATCGCCAGTAAGCCCAGCCGCATCCATGGCGGATTGCAACTGCGACTCCGTGGCGGAACCATTGATGTAGTCCCTAGAAACATTAACGTAGTTGTTTCTAGCAGTGACTTGCTTATCAATATTGGATAGGTATGCGTTGGCGTCAGTATCATCGTAACCAAGCGACTTCAGCCTTGATAGAGCGCCCTCTCTGGATAGATCGCTTCCTACCGCCGTGTAGTCCGTTACTACCTGTTGCGTGTTTTTTGCTCGGTCTACGAACTGCTGATTTGCAGCAAATATCTCGGCTACTTTGGCGTCTGAATATCCGGCGTTCTTAAGATCTGATGTAACGTCTTCTGGCTTCATCGTGCCACTGTTCATGGCATTGATAAGACCATTGACGTACTGAGCTTGACCTGCGCTCAATGCCGTTTGGATTGAGTTCCATTCGGTAGGTGTGTACACACGACCGGCAGAATTGCCAGACAGCATCAAACGATTGCCGTCATCATCAATTGTGTATAGCTCACCGTTCTTATCTACAGCCACTGCGCCTATGGCTGTATTGGATTTGGCTGAATCTGGTGCTGCACCACCAGCCATTTTTCCTGCTTGCGCTTGGTTAAACCCAAGATTTAATAACTGATTAAACAGGCTTACCGGGTTGAATTTACCTGTACGCGCCGTATTAATCGCTTGCGATACGCCAATCTGTAGCAACGCTTTTGATGTTGGGTCCAGCTTCTGTGCGTTTGCTACTTCATTAATGCCTGTTGATATCGCAGCGTTAACCGCGCCGCCAAGCAATGTTGGTAATGGGTCCTGACCTTGCGCTATGGCATAAATTGCATTGGTCATTGGACCTGCAAAAAGCCTAGCCGTTGCAAGCTTTTCTGCCGCCGTGGCCCCGCTGATGATTCCGCTATTAGCTAACTCATTGGCCACCACATCGGTAACCATATTCAGGGCTGTACCCGTGGCGGCGCCTAAAAATGCTTTAGATAAATCGCCACCATTAAAGATGGTGTTTACTGCTGTGCGTACCAAGAAGTTTGATACAGCCGGTGCGGCCGCCGCTCCTACAACGCTACTTACATAAGGGGCTATAGCCTGGCCAATCCCTGGAACCAAGAGCGATGCCCCCATGGCAAGCACTTGGGTTAACAACGGGTTCTTGGCTAGAAAGTTTGATTGGTTCCACTCGGGAACAATTATTGGACTACCAAAAGCATCTGTCTGAATGGTGTAGTTAGAGTAACCGGCTCCAGCCCCTGTGGAGCCAATGATGTTTCCACCCTTGCCGCCTACGATTGACGTATTGAGAGGATTACCGGTTGCTTTGTTGTAAATCCCTTTTGTTTGATCAACACCAATCTGATCTAGGTTTGTTATACCTAAAGCAGTTAGGCGCTTGGCAATATCGTCTGTATGCCAAGCATCTGAGTTTCCTGGTGTTTGAAAGTTCAGGTTGTATAGCGATTTACCGCTATTAATCTGACCCTTTAGGAAACTAATAGTTTGATCGTTAAGCCACTTACCCTCCCACTTGGTTTCACCGGGATGGATAATGTTTGCTTCGTATTCTTGCGCCGTTAGTTTCTGACCGGTCTGTGGATTTTGGAACGGTTTATCAAACTCAGGCTCGTATATCCATCCTTCTTTTAGATCTAAGCCTAATGGCTTAAATACCCCGGCTGTTGTCGTCGGCGGTGGCGTTGTGGTTACGGAAGTAGTAGTTGGGGGTGCCGTTGTTGTCTGCGTTGTTGTAAGTGCAGCGGGCTTGGTTGACGATGTCTCGCCGGTTAAATAATTACCCCAAAGCTTGGATTCACTATCGTAATACCATGCAGCGTCTATTTCCTGCTGCGTCGGGCCCGTTGTTTTTGGTATGCCAAGCAGGTCATAAACTTCCTGCGTTGCATTAACAGGATCTACCTCCCCGAGCCTGGTTTTTATTGCATCAGTGGTTATGCCTTGGCCAAGGACTGTTTTGATGTAACCCTGCTTTTCAGCAAGTGATGCATTTGGATTCCACTTGATGCTAAAGAACTGGTAAAGAGGCTGCAATCCATTCTGGATCAGCCAATCCACATCGGGCCTTGGTACGCCTGCTGCTACAAGATCATCTATGGTTACAACCTTATCGTTGAACCACTTAATCTTCCGGGCAGCATCATAACTGCCCCAGTCCGAAGGGAGTGCGGGCAGCGCCATAGTTGCTTATCAGTAGCAACCGCCCTTGGCCATCTTAATCATCTTGCCTTTGGTTTTGCCCTTTGATGCAACGCCATCACGGCTTGGTGCGGCTGTTTTAACGGCGCCCATCTTGGTCATGCCGCCAGCTTTCATTCCCTTCATCTCGGCCATTTCATGCTTGACCATAGACTTGGGTGCGCCCTTAGATTTCATAAATGCGACCTCTTTCTTGACCATGGCTTTAGGCTCACCGCCTGCTTTGTAACCTTTCATAGCTCTCTGCTCCGATAGTCCGATTGCAATTGCTTGCTTGGGGTTGGTAACTTTCTGGCCCGAGGAAGACTTGAGTTTACCTTCCTTGAACTCTTTCATGACGGTGCGAATTTTATCTTTCATATGTATCTTCCGCGAGTCTTGCCACGTGATGCAATACCGTCGGCACGCCTAGATGCAGATCCTACTTTCCCGCCCTTACGCATGTAATCTGACCCCATACGCATTTCATCTAATTCATCCCTAGTCGGGCGACGTGCGTTTGGATCCTTGCCGCCGCCTCGTGGCGGACTGGATAACCGCTTGGGGCTTTGATCGGTGAGCTTTTGTACAGGTTTTTTTACCACCTCAGCTTCACCCATATACTTCTCATATGGCAACCGGCGCTTTGGCATTTCAAGCTGCTCTAGCTCTTTGCCACGCCTTGCAAGCTGACCGCTTTTGGTCTCACTACCTTTAGCTACCTCTCCGCCACTTGGCGGTTTGGCTGTCATAGCGCCAGGCTTCTCTGCCATTTTTGGTGATTTAGCGCCGTAGTAATAATCGGCATCAGGTTTCTTTGGTGCTGCTTTTGCTGCTTCTTGCGGGATCTTTGGTTCTACACGAGGCTTAGCTGCTTGCGGGGCTATTTTGCTTGCAAGTCCTGCGCCTGCTGCACGTAATGCACGCAATCCAGGCCCGCCAATAAGATTGGCCTCTGGTGTCACGCGCTCTAACGGTTTGTCATATGCCATTCTGCGCTCAAGATCTGCTTTGCCGGCAAGTTTCTTCCCGGCTTCAATAGCAGCCATTTCTTGCTCAGCAGTCTTGCCCATGGCTGTACGACCCATGGGTTTGGCAGTCTGACTAGTGGGTTTTGTTGCAGGCTTAGGAGATGGCTTGGCGGCTGATTTGGCGGCTGATTTGAGAGCGGTCCTTGAAAATCCAGCAGTACCAGGCTCGGCAAACTCTTCAACCGTCGTGGCACGTATGACTTCTGGAGAGCGTACCGGCGATGACTCCGCCATCTGGCGCCGCCGTTCATTCTCCTCGATGTTGCGCTCAATCATTTCCTCACGAGATCCCATCCCGTAATCTTCTGAGCTTACATCCCCGTAACCGCCTTCTACATACTTACGGACTTTGCGTTTCATACGCCTACTCCAGAAAACTCCGCCACGTGGCGGAGTTATTTCATGACGACCATTGTTCCCTTGGTCTTGCCACGTTTGGCACAGCCATCGGCTGCTTTGACGTAGCCACCGTTCTTGAACATCTTGCCAAGATTAGGACGCTTGTCCATCTTCCTTAGCTTCTCATCCTCTAGCTCTTGCTGCATAGCACCCTTCTCTTTCTGGGTGGGTACAAGATCGTAGTTAGGGTTGTAGTTCGTGTCGCCATGGCGCCCACGGCCTTTACGGGGATCATTTTGCATCATCATTTCCTTTCAGCGAGGGCATCAATTTTTGCTTCAAGCCTTGCAAAGCCTGAGTCAAAGCGTTCGATAATCTTTTCCATGTCAGCACGAACTTCTGCGCGAGTGATGTGATCACGGGCAATCTCCTCCCGGGTTCTGTTAAGTAGTATCTGGATGCGCTTTTGCTCATCCGATGCTTGCTTAAGCATGAACATCACCAAGCCCACAAAGAACGATGTGATTAGATTCCAAATCAGAGCACCGGTATCCATTCAGCACTTCCACTTCCTTAGGCTTTTATTGATACGGCTATCTGGATCGTTGGCAGTTTTGGCGGATGTAAGCTTCTTTTTCATCCCTTCCATCCTGCTACAAAACGATTTCTTACGCGCACCACCTTCTGGTTGTGGCGCCTTCAAGCCTGGCTTGCCGGGATTGGCTGCGTTGTATGAAGCCCGCCCTTTGGCATTCAAGCCTCCAGACGGGCTTTTTCCTTCTTTACGCTGCCATGCTGGCGTCTTAGCCATAAAACACCGTAGCCTTGGCGTTTGTCAATGTGGCATAAGCACTCGTTTTACACCAAACACCGTTGGCTGGAATAAGCACGGCAAAGGTCTCACCGTTAGCCACTGTGTTGATAATGAACTTGCTTGTACCACCTGACCCACCATCCTTGATCTCTACGCTGCCTGTCGATGTTCCCGGCTCAATAACCAACCCGCGGACACGGGTCGGTGTGGCAGAGACAGCGCCAGACGCAGCAAGCGATATGCCTAGAACGTCTGTGTCCATAAGACACTCCTATTAGGCGGTTGCGAATGGAGTAGCAACAGAACCAGAGCCAAGCGCAATACCGTTGACCATGTACTTATTGGCTGCGATCGCAACGATCTGGACCCATGAGCCTGCAACGCCACCGGTCGTTCCGCCATTAAAGTTAATGAAGTCATCGCTTGCACCAGCCGTGTAAGCCACAAGCGCATTGGAAGAGTCAGTATCCACGCCAAGGATCGTACCGACAAACTTGTCAGTGCCATCCGTACCAATCTTCAACGAAGAGGTGGCGATGGTTGTGGGGACCCAAATGGTGTAAACCACACCTTCGTTGTTTGCCGTATTGGGGTCATTGCCCGGACCGGACGACGACGCATTGGCAGACGTATTAATTGAAGGAAGGGTAAGTGTTACGTCAGCAGCAAGCGTGCCGCCAACGGAAATGATGCGACCAGCATGAGCCACTGGATTCAGTGTCGTACTGGAAGTGATCTCAACAATGGTAGACGGACCCTGCTGATAGATACCGCCAAGCGAACGGACTGGACCGTCAAAGGTAGAAATAGCCATGATAACTCCGCGTTGTAGCGCATCCCCATACCGTCTCTACAAAGTCTGCTAGGTCAGTCGATATGGGTGGGAACCCTAGTGATGTGTTTGTATCAGTTATTGGGGTGTGAGTCAATCCGTTTCTTGCGTGCAGCCATCATTTTCTCCCGCCACACGGGATCGGCCCAAAGAGCCTTGGCAGCAGCTTTTTTGGCAGCTTTTACTTCTTCACGATTAGCAATCTCTTTGTTATTGGCGGCTTGCATGGCGTGGTAATTAGGATCGGACCACATGGCTTTTGCGCTATCGCTGGTCTTTTGTTTGGACTGATTGGTGCTCCTTGAACGCTTTATGCCATCGGTTCTTTTGTTACGTACGGCGGTGTCAGCCCATGTCCGCTTACTAGCTTCTGACTTCATGCTGCGAGCTTCTTCTGTGCCCTGCACTTGCTTTTGCGCTGCAACAACCTTTTCTCTGTAAGCAGGATCAGCCCAATTTTTTAATGAGTTAGCCTTAATAATCTCTTTATGCTCCTCAGTCTTTTTTGCTCCTGAAATACCTTCCCCGCCATCCGTCAGATTAAAGAGCGTGCCGGTGCCAATGTTTCTTCTTCCGTACAAAGCAATCAGCTCTATCTCTTTTTTGAAAGCTTCTTGCTCATCATCTGTTTCCAAAACCCTCTGGCGTATAGGCTCCAAGCCTCTTTGACGTAGATGCGAAAGAAAATCTTGCAATGGCTTATTGTGCGACCCGCGTGACCAATGAGAAAGGTCCCGATCGCCAGTCCCTTTTCCAACGTACACCACCTGCTGGTTCTTGGTAGGACGTGGGTCTTTGTAGATGTAGACGTAATACATATTAGCTCCTTGGTTAGTGTGAGCTAATAATACCATATGGACGGCAAGATGCAAATCTTCGAAATCTTGCGATACAGGTAACAATATAAAGCCGCTTTGTAATATAACTTTTGGTACTACATGGCAACAAAAAAGCCCGCTTTTTAGGGCGGGCTTGTGACTCTAAGTGCTTGATCTATAAGGATTAAGCGCCTTGTGAGCCGAAGATGCCTAACGGATCTGATACGCCAAAGGAATAACGCTCACGGGCCTTGTAACGCACGTTCCCCGTGTCAAAGTCACCGTCCATTCCAGTCTGCATGGGTGTCCGCACAAAGTGCTTCAATCCATTGGGCACGTCGGTGGTAAGGAACCAGCCGTTGGTGTCAGTCAAGAAGTGGTTGATGGTATATCCCTCGGGGATCGAACCATTGTTCTTGATGGCGTTGATATCGTTGTTGTTGGTGCCGACGCGTAGTTCGGTTTCCAACAGACGAGTTGCCACGAACTGGAGGTTCGGAGGAACGATGAGCTTGCGTGGGCGAGCTGCGATCAACAGACCACGTTCGTCCGTCCACCCTGCGATTTGAATGACTGCGTTTTCCAACGAAGTTTCATTCAAGTCAGCCTGGGTAGCTGGCGTGTTGCTGTTTGTGCCGCCGGATACAAGAGGATGTGATGTGGAGAACAGGGACTGGCCGTCACCGTATGTAACGGTAGTTGCCCATCCATTGTTCAACACGGCTGCTGCTTTCACCTGCTTGGTGTATGCCATGGCGCGTGCAAGTGCCTTGGTATAACGCGAGCTGAGCGAATCGTACAGGTTGTCTTCGATTGCCTCTTCGGTAATCGAAAAGCCCATAGCGATCGTCTCATGGGTGTAGCGAGCCGTCCAAGCTTCCTGTGCGTTGTCATAAGCAATCGCAGAGCCTTCGTTCTTGACCGGTGCGGCCGAGAATCCAGACAGCTTGGTTTCCTCTTCAAACGAACGCTCAGAGGTCTCGGTTTCGTAGATCTCTTTGTGTTCTTCGCCATAGCGAGCGTACTCAAGACCGAACAATGCGTTCAGGCCGGGGAGCAGCTCTTTCAGTAGTTGTGCGCGTGAAATAGCCATTTAAGTTTCCCCTTACAGTCCGGTCGGGTTGTAGTAAGCATGGCCACCATCCACGACGGATCCCGTTACGTTCGGTGCATTGAACTTAACGATTGCCTCGGGGAAGTAAACCGTGCCACTGTAGGTAAATGCCGTATCAGGCACCAAGTCAACAATACGTAAGGGCAGCGTTGCCGTTACTGCTGCCGAACTCAACAGGATGCCCTGCTGTGAATCGCCAGTCGTGGTATTGAGCGTGTTAGCTACCAATGCCACGTTGTTGTTGATGTTGGTGTAGGTCAGGCCCGAGGTCGTCGAAACAACCGTGGTGCCAGTCACTACGGCAACTTGGAACAACTGATCAGGGTCTTCGCAGACATAAGCGTAGATAAAGGTATTTGCCTTTACCGATGTACCGCTAATCCACGATTGAGACCATGTGGGTTGGCCAGTTACAGAAGAAACAAACTGGCATCCAAGGAAAACGCCAGCAAAGCCAGTGGCTGGGCCGGTTGTGGTTTCCGTGGTTACAACAATGGTGCCGTCCGAGGCAAACTTAACAGGGTCTCCGAATCCAATGCTTGAAGCACCAGATGCGATACGACGCTGGCGAGTGGCTCCGGCAAACACCTGACCACCGATCAAATTGATCGGCTTTAGCCCATAAGGGGCTGATACAGTCGGGTAAGCCATTTAAGTTACTCCAAATGAGGTTTATCTCTTACCGAATCGGACCTCAGATCGTCTGTCATTAAACAGCGGCATCCTTGGGTCGTTTTCGCGCATGAAATTGCTATCCACACTCTGCATCCAATCGTTGGCCTGCTTCAGGTAAAACCCGTTGCGCTGATCAACCATCTCTACAGGGGCGCGGCACAGCATTAATCCACCAATCTCAATATTGCCGGTTTGAGTTCCGGATGCGAGCATGGCTCGTGCGACTTCTGGATAGTCTTCCCACTTGCATGGTTCAAAACCATCTTGATGCCGGGTTGCTACATTACGTGGGTCTGCCTGTCCAAGAATGGATGTGCGTACCCAACGATGTTTCCATCCGTCGCGTGGCAGAGGGTCAGGCAATGAGCTGGGCGGCTTCCACTGCTTCGGACGTTCCGTGTTATCACGGGTCTGTACTTCACGGGATTCGCGGCTCATATCTTTCCTTCCATACGTAGTTTTGCCATGGATTTGGCATATTCCTCTAGCGGCACACCAATGCGCTTGGCCATACTGGCTTCAGACGCTGTCAGCTTTATTTTTTTAGGTGGAGAGCTGCGCGATGCCGGGGCAACCACCGTAGCAGGCCTTCTTGGAACCTCTGGCTCGGCCTGTTTGCCAAAGTACTCAGGGAACTTCTCTTTCATGCGAGCGTCTATCCGCTCGTAATACTCATCTGATGCAGCAAACTGCTCACCATGTTCACGGGTCAGCTTCTTGTGAAGACCCATTGCAAAGTAAGTCATTTCGTCATCAACACCAGGTTCACCGGGCTGGCCAAACCATGAGTTTTGCCGTTTCCATCGGTCCGCCTTAGCGTCGATGTATTGAGTGGGTTGATTATATGATTGATTTTCAACAGGTTGCAAATTCTCTTGTGCAGCCGGCTTAAATCCCTTGACCTTCTCAGCCTTAATAACAGCCTTACTAAACTCCTCTTGGGCAGTGGCAATCTTGTCCGCATCGCCCGTATATAAGGCTTCCTTGTATTTACGCTTTGCTTCATCAAGCTCCTTCTCCGTGGCGATCTGCATTGTTTTAATCAATGTCGTTTCGCCGCTACTGAGCTTAGCTTTTAGCTGTGCATTCTCATCAGCAATTTGTTTTGCGTAAGCTAATGCAGCCTCACGCTCCCTTATCGCCTCTTCCTTGGTCCGGCGCTCATCATGCCTTGCATGGGTTAATTGCTGGATGCGTTTCTTGACGTTATCTGAATACTGACGAATCTCATCATCAGGAATATCAGCAGGATCTGATTTCAATGGCGTCGCATTACGATCCTCTGGCGGCGCATCATTTTCAATCTCAACTTCTACTTGGTCGCCTTCTACTTCGACCTCAATCTTTCCTTCATTTTCCATCTTCAACTCCCTTATGCGCGGCTATAGCCACGTGGATCTTCCACGACACCTTCTATCGTGTCGTCATTGATTAAGCGGAACTCTCTTCCGTGAATCTTGAATCGCGTGCCCGAGTAAGCACGTACCAACACAAAGTCACCTTCCTTGCACCATGGCCCCGTGGGGAACTTAGCTGCGTCCTTGTAACAATCAGGACCTTGCTTGATGACAAATAAAACAACCGTACTGAACTCTTCCAGCTTAGTCAGTGCGTCAGGCTTCAAAATGCCGTTGGAGAACTTGTCCTCTACTTCCGGTAAAGCGCATAACATCCTATAGCCCGTGGGCGTTGGAAGTTGCGTGGCCTGCTCTTCCTCGTTTACTGCCTCTGACATATCAGTCATCGTAATCCTTCACTCTGTTTGCAAGGTCTTCGTTTATGCGTCTTGCGATCAACAGACCTTGAATCTGACCGCAGACGTACTTGTAGTCCTCAAAGGACTTGATACTTCCTTGGGCAAGCTGTTCCTCCGCATAGCGGATTTGCTTGTTTATCTCCAGGCTTACCGCCTCGGGGAAATCCATTACCCACCTCGTTGAATATCAGCAGCCTTGTCAATCATCTTGACTTGGTTGTTTTGATTGTTCATGCGCTCCTGAGAAGCGATTCTTTCCTGCTCTAACATCACCTTCTGCGCCTGTGCCTGCTGCTTCAACTGCAACTCAGCAGCATCCATGGCGGCCTCACGCTGCTCACGCTGCGCCTTAATCTGCAACTCAGCCTGCTGCATCTGCACAACCGGATCTTGCTGGGCCTGCATGTTCTGCATCATCTGAGCCTGCTGGCTATTCTGTGCCAACAATTGCTGTGCAGCCTGCGCTGTAAGGCGTGACAACTGAACTTCAAAGTCTTCTGGAAGCGTTGTATTAGGTGCCGGTAACGGTACACCTAATTGCTCTTCAATCTTCCTGCGATACAGGAATGCTAAGTGCTCATTAATATGAGCCTGCGCGGAGGCCATCATTTGACCTGCCATCGGATTTTGTTGCATCTGCTGTCTTAATAATGGGTCATTTAATGCAGCCATATGCACAGCAATATGCGCTTCGTGATCCTGATATATAAATGCTTTTACTGGTTTCATAACCAATATATCCATATTCTCAGAAACTGGATCACGTGGCTCTAATTGTTTTGTAACAGGTATTAATTTATCAATATCTTTAATACCTAATACGCCAAGCATTCGTTTATGAAGCTCTGGAATATCATATATTTGCGGCGATTGTGCAGCTAATTGCAATACTGCTTGATATTGCGTAACGCGCTGCGCTAATGTTGTAGCATTTGGATCTGATACAGGAATTACATCGACATTATCATAATCAGATTGTTTAATTGCCCTGCCAATTGGCGAATCAACATCATAATTATATTCAGTCGGTAGATAATCTCTGATAATCGCAGATAATAATTTGAATTCTTGGCGCATTGAATAATGCAAACGCGCCTGAACCGCAGACATTACCTTTAATGTACGTTCTAATACTGCTAACGTCGTACCAACTGGGGTATTTGCTGATAAATCGCTGATTTGCATATCAGCAGTAGCAGCAAAACGCCTGCCTTCATCAACAATAGTCTGTAATAACTGGTATAGAACCTGGCTTGGCTCTTTATAGGGTAGCGGAAGGATGTTATCCCTGATGGATCCTGATGGAACGTCCACATCGCGGAACTCACCGGGGGCAATTGGCGTGTCATCACCCTTAACTCGCAGGCCGCGGGACTTCAAACCACCTGGCAGGTTGGATAACGTACCCGCATCCACCAGTTGGCGGATCAACGAGGTGCCGGATTTAGCAAAACCACCCACTAAGTGGATCAAACCGAACCCATAAAACCCAAAACCTGGGATGTAAATGTAGTGGGTATAGTGCATCCGCTTTAATTTCAACGGATCATCGGCATACCAGTTGCGTCTGATGGCCAAAATCTGGCTTGTACCCTTATCAATAGTCACGATATAGGGCAAAGCAATACCCGTGGGGCCCTCTTTGTCGCTATCTTCAAACCCTGCAAGGTCTAAATCCACGCACATTTCGATGATTCGGTACCGATCATCCATGGTGGCGGACATGCCCTGCTCTTCCGCCTTGCGTTTTTCAATGTCATCGAGCACACCAGACGGTTCGCCTAGATCAATATCTCGATAAAACCCTGCGTGCTGGAGCTTTTTGACCTCATTCTTAGTCTTACGCATGATCTGTGCGATACGCGGTGAAGATCTAAGATCACTTGCGCCATAAGGAACCACAATATCCTCGGCCGGCACAAACATAGACACCTGTCTGCCCAGTGCTGGATCGTAGTAAACCTTCTTAAAAGCAGATCCCGCCAAGGATAACGACCACAACATCTTTTCGTGCTCAGGGCGATACTCTGGCATCTGCTCTGTCAGACGCCAATTCATATCATCCTTTACTCGCTCCGCTGCATCTTCCTTTTCCTTGGTCAGCTTTCCAACAATCTGAGTCTTAACAGGGCCCGACGCAGGGAAAGTCTCCATGATGGACTCAGCCTGAAACCTAACCGCCGCTTCTGATAGCAATGGATAGAACACACCACAAGCACCAGGCCATGGTTCTGTCCTATCCTCATACTTCATACCAAGAAGCTTTAGCCCATCGACATAGGTATCAACCCATTCTTTCCTTGAGGACTGATCGGTCTCAAAGTCTTCAAGCAAATCACTGGCTATCGTTGATAACTCTCGGTCATCAATATATTCAGCAAGATTAGCGTCATGATCTTCGGGCTGTTCACGTTCTGGCTCAAAGATAATCTCTACGCCATCCGTCGATATAGCAACTGACTCTGGGTCTTCAATCTCAATTTCAATTTCAGTGGGCGCATCCATGGCGGCGTCTAAACCTAACGGCGCAGGATAAAGTGCAGGTTCCATCTTGGCTCCTAGTAATAAGCGACCTTGCGACGATACATCGGCTCTCGGTCTTCGTCATCAGATTGTAGGCTCAAGAACCCGCCCGTCCTAAATCTCAATAAAGCTTGGGTCATCGAATCCACCAGGTCATCATGCTCACCAGCAGGAAAAGCAGCAACCTCTTCAATTAGCTCATCAGCAAATTTACGCTCAGGCACCCATATCCGCCCCGAGGCAAATAGATCAGACACCGCATTCAGGCGGACGACTTTGTCGTTTCCTTTCGTGGGGCTGTACTCACTGACAGGGATCCCCATACGCCTGAGTTCAAAGATGAGGGGACTTCCTGCTGCTTTTGCTTCAACCAGAAATACATCTGGCTCCCACTCTTTGTAGGTTTCATAAGCCTTCTGCTTAAGCTCTGGGAACTCATACCGATCCTTAAATGCATCTAGCAAAATAATATTGGTATCACCCTCTTCGGTTGTCCACACACCCCATGTCGTACAAGCCGAAAAGTCCGCCCGCGTACTCTTCAAAAAAGCAGTATCCCAGCTCTGAATAATAAAATCCACCGGTGGCGGCCTGTCATGCTCCCATCGCATCCACCACTCTCTCTTTACAATCGCACCTTCTTCTGCCGTCGGCTGCTGCTGATACTGAGCATTCCACTTACCAACCGGAAGCTCCTCCTTCAGCGCCATCAATTCTTCTAACTTCCAAAACTCTGGCCACACCGGTTTACCAGACGGCATGATGGCGGGCAACTCAATCACCTCCCACTCATCACCACCCCTAGTCTGACTCGCCTTAATCACCTGCCCAGTAAGGTCTCTCAACGACCATCTGGTCATGACGATGATTATGGCCCCGCCAGGTTGCAGACGCTGCCGCGGTCCAGACGTATACCACTCATACACCGCATCAAATATATCCGGTTTATGCGCCGCCAGTTTTGCTTCTTGCTCTGAATGCGGGTCATCAATAATCAATAGATCAGCACCCTTACCCGTTACCGATCCACCAACCCCAATTGAAAAATACTCACCACCCTTATTCGTCGCCCAACGACCAGCACTCTTGTTATCCGCTTTCAACTTCACATCATCAAAGACGGCGTGGTACTCCTCTGAATCAATTAAGTTCCTGACCTTCCGGCCAAAACCCACGGCCAACTCAGCCGTATGCGACGTCTGAATAACCTTCTTCTGTGGGTTCTTTCCAAGAAACCAAGCCGGCAGCAAGTAACTAGCAAACTCGCTCTTGGTGTTGTGCGTGCATATATAACCAGTTTCAGCCAAGAACAAACCATCTTCTCGCGCCACTTTAATGCACTGAGTATTTCCTGTTTGTTCTAGGCGTTTTATGCTTATATATCGGCCAAATGTTTCTTTTACTTGCTTAGTACGTTTTTCTTTGCGCGGCAGTATCGCAATATCTTTTGCGTAAAACGATATCCTGTATGTTGGGCCGTAGCTTTTTTGACCTATTTTTGCTTCAGTAACCGATAGACTGTTTTTAATACCTAGGCTAGCAAGCAATTGCCGAACATCGTCAATAATAAATCTGTTGCTCTGTGAAAACGTACACTGTCCAGCTTTGCTAACGCAACCATCTGTGTCCATGAGCCCTTTTAATAAATCTCGGCGCTGGTCTGGCGATCCTTCCAGATAGTGGCTTGGTATGTGTTTATCGCCCAATACGCCCAGCTCACGCAATTTAACCTTAAGCCCAATAACCCCGAAAGTCATTTTGGTGGATTGATCAGTGGTTTTATACCCACGTTTTTCAATTTCTGCTCTTACGATTTTTGCATCTTCGTCTTCCATGGTAATAACAGCTTGAGATGAATGCCCGTCCCCAAGCCAAACACCAAAGACATACGGATCTATCAAAAATTCTTTTCGTTCGTATTCAACCGGGCTTACATCAGGGAGTCTTGGCAAACGAGTGTTTTTTTGCGTTTTCCCAGCTACAAACTCAACCTCGCCGGAACGCTTTGTCCGTAATACTTCGCCGTTTTGACGCCTCCACAACTGTTCAGTTGTGTAATCACGGTAAACATTGACGCGCCTATTAAGCCTAACAGTCCATAGATGCTCACCATCAACCGTAAGCGTTGCACCGTCGTCGGTCTTTACTTCGTACAAATCTCGGCCTACAAATACCTCTGATTTGCCAAGAACTTGTGTTGGCTTGCCGTCTGGGCCAAAGACGAAATCTCCAACTTGGAGATCCAACATGCTTTTCCAGCCCTTAGTTGTAGGTATCATCATGCTAGTCATTATAGCATGACGCGGCGCCATGTTAATAATCAACCGCTTGTTGTGGCCATTCACTACATCTTCAAACGCTTTAGCCACTACCTCATGGTGCCTACCCGGTATAAACCCCGGCCACATGCGCTTCACAAACCCCATGAAATCACCCTGAGCATGCGCCTTAGCATCCTCAGCTTCTAATTCCTCTATCTCTTTAAGCAGTAACCGCTTCTCCTCTTCAGTCAGAAGATGCAACTTACCCGCGGCCGCCTTAGCCAACTGCCTAAGATCCATCCTTCTTCCTCACAACCCTAACACTCCTACTCTTCCCAGGCGTCCTCTTCAAATACCCCTGCTTACACAAACTCTTCACAAGCCTATGCACATTACTCTTACTATCCTGAAGTAACACAAACCGTATATCGTCATACGACGGACCAAAGTGATACAACTCCC